GTTAATATGATCCCGTCATTTAATCGGGAATAACCAATAAGAAATTCTTGCCAATTAAAATAGAAGGCTGAACCTTATTCGTCATTTCTGATTCGGAACTAATCTCCCCCCGGTAGGAGGAGTTCATTCTGAAAAAGATCAGAGTAAGGCCCGTATGGTTATTATAATACGGGGACCACCTTCTACCGTGTACCCTTCCACACGCTTTAACATGCTTGGGGTTTGGGAGAAACAGGTAAGTATACAGTTATTTGCCCACTGTCATGGTGACAGTGCCAAGAGCAACGATGTTTGCTTGAGTAGCAACATCATCAATGTTGGCAGGCTTTGCAAATTCAATGCTGGTAACTCCTCCAGTCAAAAACAACGTACAATCGGTCAATTTCTGAACGACTGTAGAAGTGTCTAATAAAACAATATTAAACGACTCCACAGATGGATTAACTATGAAATAGTTCTCATCTGACGTTGGTAGTGCTGGAGTAGAAGTTACGGGTTTATAACTAATACGATTCGTTGGAACATCTGCGTTGGTGTTAACACCAGAAAAATTGATTGAAACAGGTGTTCCAGTAGGGAAAGTAGAGATAGAAGCCACATTGCGTATGTCACACATAGGCGGTGGCCCTATCATAAAGAAAAAGTTGAAATCATCACCAGCAGCCTCATACACAGGCGAAGCTTGAGTGGTACCACCAAACGTCGCGCGATTTCGACATCTGATGTTGGTTCTAACATCTCCTAAAAGAGGAGTTTGATTAGAATCAACAACATCACATCGAATAGCACGATAGTAAGGAGTACGAACTTCAAAAGCGTTTGAAACTTGCTGACTCTGTTGAAAGAGAGGTTGTCCATAAGATAGTGTTTCAGAAGAAACAACTTGGGCAACTGTGTTTTCATCAAAGGAAAGATATGAATCTGCTATCACTCCAGGGGTGAATGGTATAACCTTCAATTGGGAAGATCCATTGTAGAATCTATAAAGAAAAGAAGCCATATACCAGGGAGTAGGGAGAATTCTATCGGTAAAATTTTCACGGGACATAACGCGCGCACCACTGTTTGAATCTTCAGTCATGTGCCTAGTACGAAGACCGATATAGTTGGTAGATTGCGAAAGATTCGCAAACCAACCATATCGCTTCATAAAAGCACGCAAAGACTTGAAGTATTCACCAGTGGTTTGAGCAGTTACATCCTGAGTAGTATGGGATGGGACTAAAAGATTTTCATCTTCAGGAATAAAAACGGTTCCAATATCTGATTGGGCATAACGAGATTGAAATCCTGGTGCCAGGTTCATCACAGGCCTTGCGATCTGGTAATCCTCTCCACCACTGTGAGCTATATAAAAAGTTATAGAGTTCGCAACAGTGGGAGGATGTGACAGATCAACAAGGGAGTAAATAGCCAAGCACCCGGTTTTCGTATCTAATGTTGTAGCATCGGGTCCGGGATTATCTGTATTTGAAGTTCTTTTATATGTTTCACGCCATCCAGTATTGCTAATGAATGGGACAGACACACGAAATGTGGTTCTGCCCATTTCGTCTTGTCTATCCTTAAGATTACAGACGACGTTATAATTTGTGTTCAAAAGCTCACCAAGGGTAGCCGGTACATCGGCTAGATTAGTTTCGGGTAGGAAAACTACCGCGAATCTACCTTGATGGTAAGGTGTCTTCACTACCATAATATCATAATTGATGGTTCCACGCCAAAGCGTGCCCATCATGCTTGCATACGCAAAGCTTCCGAGATAAAGAGTTTGACTATCTTCGGTGTTTTTGTATTGATATTCTGATAGTGGAGAAACCTCCCATTTGGTGATGAGCTTCCGAGCAGAAAATATGCTGACACTAGCTGACTGAGCGTGGAAAAAGTTAGGTCGGCCAAATATATATTCAAAACTCATTTCATCTTTATATTCAGGAATAAAAGATGAACCGTCTATACCGTTATCTTGCAATAAAGCTAGAGTGGTAGCATCATCATTTCCTTCGGAGTGAATTAAAGTTTGATTTGGTTTAAGTACAGCTTTACATTGTGGTGCAATAGATGTGGGCTTAGACCAACCAAAAGTCGCAGCTGTTTTACCAACAGCACGAGAAACCCAAGCGACAGTAGAGGCGATACTACCAATAACTGGTATTCCAGAAAGAACATCAGCCACAGTAGATACACCACTAGCTATCTTCGATACGGGACCAGTAGCTTCGACTTCACCAGTGTCTGACGAAGCAGCTGGTTGCACATCTGATTGGGCAACTCGATAACCTTTGGAGGTCAATCGTTTAATTTCATGTTGATCTCTAGCAAGGGAAATTACATCATTCTGAGTTGGGACAAAGAAGCGTGGATTTACAAAGCGAGCAAAAACGGTATACTTAGCTGTTTCAGCAGCATTGGGTCCTAAAAGAGTTGAAAATACATACAGGAAAACTGATCCAAATTGATTATCAGAGTTTCCTAGGTCAAAAAGGTCATATATATTTGCATAGGGACAAATTAGTTTGAGAGAGTTGCCTTCCTCAATACTAACTATTTTATAAGGGCAGGAGGTCTGAGAGGCGAGGTAACGAGTACCTTTACGTCTGAAGTCTCCAGTTTGATTATAATAAGGGTTATAAACTAACATTAAAGCACCTTGCAAAAATGGTTGAGCATTGATTTTGACTTCTATCTCAATATCAGCTTTTAAGTACTGATAATTCTTTAATTTATCTACTACTAAGGGGGAATTAGCGAAAATATCCTGGGGAAAATTAAACTGTTGTAAATAATTTTGTGTATCTGCGTCATAGTCAGAAGGAGTCAATTGAACGGAAATATCTGCATCAGATGTTTTCCATTCAAAAGTTCCAAGATTGACAGGACGCTGCAATATACTCATTATTTCATGTCGGGTGGTGTCGTTCAAAGCCATCTGAATAGTATCAGACGGCATTGGAACGGCCTCAGCGGACATTTGTACATCAGTCAGCAATTGACCTCGGGTAGAATCGACTTTCGTATTTTGGTCGTGGTCATACGAAACGGAACCACTTGAATTATTTTGATAACTAGTAGTCATGTAATACGACAGGGGTAGATGACTATTCACCCTGAAGTCGGGAGCTGTATCACCAGAGCACAGCAACACTCTATGGGCAAAGAAATAGCAAAGATAGAAAAGTATCCCGTTTGTATTTTCAATCTCAGATCACATTTCTTTGGGAGTTAGTAAAGAGGAACATATTCTGTTCGAGCATACAGATCGCGGTTGTATCTGTACACCTCCATCTGCTCGTAATATGTAGGCACAACAATGTTGTGTCCAATATTAGCGAGTTCCTCTCGAATACGATTACTCCAGTACTCGTATTCTGCTTGCGGATGGAGAGCGAGTTCCATTATAGCTTGTTCACAATTCTCAATGGTAGCCGAGATGCGCGCTTTTCCTTTGATCCAATTTGTTATTTCAAGAACACTTTCTATATCCATAGGGGCTAGAAATGTTCCATCAGGTTGAATAACAAATTTTCTCTTAAGAAAAGCTACATCTTCCAAAGGCTTCCACGGGAGAATGTTTCCGGTTTTCGTTTCGTCCGTATATGTCAATCCAAAGGAAGCAAGTGCTTTAGTCAAAGTGAGTTGATTAAACCAGTCGAGTATTTCTACACTAACTGATTTTATATCGTCATCACCATAAATGATTTCAGCAACATGCTTTCTGTAATCACATATAGCGGGTAGTCCTTGTTCCTTTTTGAGAATCAGATAAGCGATTCTCATAACTATTCCATTAAATAACGAATTGATAATAACAGTGAGAGGATTCCCTGATGGTTGGGAGTGAGTCTTACGTATCACTTCCCCACGCACCAGGATGTCCGCGTTGCAAATGTGTTCCCACAAAGCAGCACGTACCATCTGGGACTCCTCATCATCATCATACCATTCGTTAATCTTTTCCATTATCTTAACTAAAATTTGCATCAAAAGAGAACCATCAAAGTTGGAGAAATCTCCAGCTATCATTTGATTTCCTTTTGATTGCAAATGGTGAGCGAGTTTAGTCCATTCAAGGGAATAAGGGTTGATTCCGACAGCAACGCCGTTGTCAATCCTATTCCGCATAACATGAGCAGCAAAATCTAAATAATATTGTCTAATAGCTATAACCAAGTGTTGGGGGCATGCTTCAAAAACGCGAGTTTTTCCAGCATCCACCTTCGCAATTGGTCGTTTTTCATCTTTAAGAGTTGCAATAGAAATTGCATTTCCTCTTATTCCTTGTTTTGAGTCTAATATTAAATTTTCAACATCTTGTTTGAGTTCGGGATTGTCTACAATGTAGTCTTCTCCGTCACCCAACCAAGCTGTTTTACCTTTAGATTTATTATTCAAATTGTACGGGTATCCAGGTGAGGTAGTTCGATTGATTGGTCGTTTATAGGGATCATCTGTTACACCCAAAATTGCTTCTTCATATGTATGAACAATGCCTTTACCAAATTGAGGCTTTCCAAGTCCTTGGAAAACATCATTGGCAGCAGCATCAAGCAAATTTGGATCAACAAATGTTTGAACTCCCATAATTTTCTTAATTCCTTTAAGCATTGGATCTACTAATCCTTCTTCGGTCTTGATAGACCTAAGATGAGCAGGTTTAGCAATATGCTTTTGGATTTTATCGAAAACTAGGGAGGGGCCTAATTGAGTTTCAGAGGGATAACTAGGGGAAGGGGCTATTCCAATATTTAAACAGTCTCCAACATCCAACAGTGATACTTGGCAAGAAGTGTCAACCCACGCTTGAGAGTAAGGTAATCGTCCATCTATTAAATAAGATTTCGGAATACCAAATTTCTCGACGTGGGCCTGCAACGCTTCCTCCAAGAACTGTCGGGTTGTCAGAGCTCCTAAAGCTAAAACGCCGGTACCACCAGCAACATGGAAACCAATAAGTTTCGTGTGTATTAATTTGTTCGAAATAGATAACAAAGCTCCACACATTCCACTTATCGTTTCTAAATCATAATCAATATGATTTCCAATTTTAATAGGGCAAACACATGCATTGGGATTCTTGGGGCATTCATTAGTCTTATGCAAATAATATTGAGTTGTTTTGGTAGACACAGTAAAAGAAGAAGGGTACTTCTCCTGAACTATAGTCTTACCACCGATTTCATAAAAACCAGAAAAGGTTAGATCACCTTCTTTCAACAAATCAATATTCTTTGCATCAATAAATTTAGATAAAATCTTTGGTCTATTAGGTACTACAGGGGGAAAAGAAACCAAGGCCAAATCCACAGGCATACCATCCATTTGGAAGGTTTGCGAGATTTGACATTGATTTATAGGTACTTTAATAGCGGCTTCAACTGAATATGGGTTACGGATCACAATGTATTCAATGGGGTACTTATGTGGTGGATTCAAAACGGTATGTGCAGTAGTAATCATAGTGCGTCCAACTAGGAACACTCCATTACTTCTACTACACGCACCAGTCTTATCCACTGCCTGTACCCAGACTGAATTATGCAATAAAACTTGTGTCGTCTGTTCAATCTGTACTCTATCACGTTGTGCGTATTTACGAGCACCAATATGCATCTCTGTCTTACACTCTACGTATCCTCTTTCGAAGAAACTTTGAGCCGATCGTCTTTGTGCAAAGGATCGTTGTTTAACAGGTGCAGGTTGGTGTTCATAAACACGTTGGGCATAATTTCGGGGTTTGGGGACTTGTGGTTGGGA